CAGTATCAGGATAATTAGTAATAGCAATCTTATCGGCTGAAGTAAAATATAATCCTTTAGTGTAATAGTATGTTCCTGAAATTACACCGCCTGAAAGAATTTGTTGTTCAGCACCTAAAGCACCTCTTTTTACCCAAGCGCTAATTGTCCAAATTCTACGATTTCCGTTAGAAGCTGGTGTTCTACTTAAATAAGCACTAGCACTAGACCTAAATCTTAGTGAACGATTAAGGTTGTAAGCATCATCACCAGCTAGTAGTAAGTTATTCTGAATAACTGACATAAGTATCCTTACTTAACATCTGCTACAAGGCGAGCAGTAATTCTAGTTGAACTTTCTACATAATATACCAAGACATCTACTGCACTTGCAGTTGTAGTCAATGTTGGTGCTGTTCCGCTAGGAAACTTAAAGTAAGAACCATAAGCTAGTGTGCGAGAGCCTGTGCCATCTTGAGTAATCACAATCACACCTGACTGACCTGCTGTAATATTTGTAGGGTTAGCCAAAGTTCTATTACCACCTAAAGTAACAGAGAAGTTGTTAGCTACTGCAAAGTCAGGAGTAATGCTAGAGCCATCAGTAAGAGCTGATACAGTTCCTCTTTGTGCTGCTGTAAATGTCTGGGCTACATCAGTCTTAGCTGTGTCAGCATCATAGGCTTGAACATCAGTTCCGATAGCTAAACCAAGGAATGAACGAGCAGATGAACCACCAGCTCCTAGAGTTGTTAAATCAGCATCATAAGCCTGAACATCTGTGCCAATGGCTAGACCAAGAGCAGTTCTAGCAGCAGAAGCTGAAGTAGCGCCTGTGCCACCAGCAGTAATAGGCAAAGTATCGCCACTTGTACCAGCTTGCCAATCTTTCAAGTCAGACATGAGCTGACGAATAGCATTATTGATACCGCTAGGCGCACAGCCTTCAGCAATATTGATGTTATTGATGTCAGTATTGTTGTCTGGGTTTACATCAAATTCCGAGATTTTGGTTTTTGCCATGATTTTATTCCGCTTGTGAGTTAGGTGCTACTTCACCAATATATTGATAAATTTCGTCTCTTATACCTGCATCAGCATCAGCAATAGCAGCTAATCTAGATAACTGTGGTATTAAAGCATTAGGATTTTTATTTGTCACATTTACTGATTGAGTAAGCCAATTAACAAACTTTGGATTTGTTAATAGTTTACCAGCCATATAACTTGAACCAGCAGCAGCCATTACTGATTCTACAGCATTAGAGCCAACATCTCCATTACCAGCAAACCCTATTCCACCGCCAATAGCCGCAAATCCTAAACCTGTCATCAATGACCTAGCAGTATTTGAGTAGTTTTTCATTTTCTCAGCATCTCTTAAAGCATTGCTGATATTTACTAAATCATCTAATGGTTGTTTTAATTCAGCATATCTTTTACCGCCAAATAATGCTGTTTTTGCTGATGATGACAAATTATTCCAATTTGTTAAAAAACTATTAGCAGAGAAATCAGATATTTCTTCACCTAACATCTCTCCAGCTCTTTGACCTGCTTTTGCTCTACCAAGATTGTCTAATACTGAAGCAGACACAATGTCCCATTCTTCAGGCTTAAACATACCTCTAAGTCTAGCTAATTGCTGACCTGAATCTTTAGAACCAGACATTGCAAGATTAAATGCTTTTGCATCTGTATCTGTTTGAATAATCTTCTCTAAAGTCTCTGATGGCGGAACTCTGCCACCTTCTGAGTTTCTAAATAGTCTTACATATCTATCATGGGTTTTTAATGCTTTTTCAGCATCTGGACCTGCTTGTAAAGCTGCATTTTTAATATCTTCAGACAATGAACCATAAACACTATTTAATGATTGTTTTGACTGTGGAGCAACTCCAGCAGCCATAGTATTGTCTAACTCTTGACCAATGCTTGTTCTTACTTTTCTTAATATGCCAAAAGGAATCATTCCATTGTTAGCACTAGCATCAGCAATAATTCCTTCTAATCTTTGAATAGATGGATTTAAGCTAGGTCCTAAACTTTCAGGAGCTTTAACTAACTGAGCTTTTAAGTCATTTAGTAAATTCGTTGCATTATCTACAGAAACCATAGTATCAGGACCAATAAATCCTTCTACATTGTCATCCAAAGAAGTTCTAGTTTGCTTGAATCTTTCTACTGCATTTTTAGCAGCAGCTTTAATTTCAGCTCCAGCACCTTCTTTAGACATTGGAGTTCCAAATCTTTCAGCCAAAGTTTTAGCAGCACCACCTGTCTGAGATATTGCCTTCTCATAAGCAGGACCAATAACTTGCGCACCTGCTGGCATTGATGCAACACCAGATTCAATAGTTTGAATAGATTTATTACCTGTAGCAGCTCCAGCAGGAAGCTCAACACCTAATCTTCTTGCAGATGGTCCTACGCTTTGTGGAGCAATCTTACCGCCAACATATCTTAATGCTGGTCCAATAGTCTGTTTAACAACTTCTGGAGCTACCTCACCAAGCCTTTGTCCAAGCATATTAGATAAGAATGTGCTTCCAGCTTCTGTGCCAGCTTCAATAATATTTCTAGTATCAGGAGCAGAACCAAACATTCTTCTAATATATTCTTGAGCTAATGTTTTTCCAGTTAAAGCGCCAGCAGCAGACATAGTTGGAACTGTATATACAGAAGCAGTACCACCTGTAGGTGCGCTTGACAATAACCCTAATGTAGCGCCCATACCACCACCTACCATTTCAGCAATTTCAGGAGCAGCTCCAGCAATATCACCTTTTGTTGGTAATGGGATTCCTAAAACTTTTTGATTTACCTCATTCATCAATGTAGGCTGACCAGTTTTAGGATTTGTATAAATGAAGTTGTTATCTTCATATGGTTGCGCATCAGGATAAAACTTTTTAACTGTAGCTAGTCTATCTGCTGGTTTTTCAACAGCACCTACAGCAGCTCTAACATTAACTGGCGCACCAGTTCTAATATCAGTTAATTTTTCTAATGGATGACCAGTAGCTTTAGCAAAGTCTATAAAAGTCTTATAGTCTTTAGAATAAAACTTTTCATAAATACCCTTAGCTAATTGAAAGTCAGATAAGTCAGCATAGGCATTTCCTGTCTGCTTTCTAAAATCATCTATAGCACTCATTACTTAGTACCTCTTAAGCCAAATGGGTCGTTAGGATTTATTTTACCTTCTTTTCCTACTGCTGGGCGTAATCTTTGGTTAATAATTCCTCTTTCATCAGAAATTTTATTTTCTAATGCTTTAATTTGACCTGAAATATAATCTTGACCGCCACCGCCCTTAAGCAATGTTCCTAATTGTGTTGGATTAGATAATTGCTGATACATCAATCTTTCGTCTGGTCCGTTCAATACACCAAGACCTTGAACTTCTTTCATTTGCATTAAGAAGTCTGTGTATAAGCTATTTTGCTCGCCACCTTTTTCGCCTAAACCACCAACTTGTAAGCCATTTTCATTGATATGAGATTTAAGTCTATTTAAAGATGATGTAAGTTTATTTAATTGAAAGTCTTGCTTTCTCATGTTGTTATATTCTTCACCTCTAGCACCAAGCAATACTCCAGCGCCATAATTTGTATCTGCTGGAGCTGGCGCTTCTACTTTAGATGTTGTTTTAGTAGCAGGAGCTTCTGTTGCATGTTTAGCTTCTACCTTTGCTTTAGGTGTATATGTAGGTTTTTGAACCCATGCAGGAACTGGAGTAGATTCATAAACAATTCTTTCGCCCAATACTTCTCCAGTATTAGGGTCTGTAATAGGTCTAGAAACTGGTCTAGTTTTATCAAATGTCATAGCATAAGCAGCAGCATACTTAGGAGAAGCAGGGTCCTCAGTAAGTAATGTATTCCATGCTCTTTCAGTTTCACTACCTTGAGAAAATGCTTGTTTACCAATAAGTTCCATAGCATCTTTTGTTGGCATTGTAGATAAAACTAATTTTTGCTGTGCAGTTAAACCTAAAACATCTAATGGATTTTGCTTTGCAGTTGTTTCTGATGGACCATAACTAATATTAGAAACTGGTTTAATTCCTTCAGTTTTTGTTGGATATGCTGAAATTCCTTCCATAGCAACAGGTTTAATACCTGTTCCAAAAGCAGATTGACCAACAGTTCCTGTATCTCCAGAAAGCAATTTCTGCCATCTTGCATCAGTTTCCATTTCTCTCTTTAGTTTTGATACTTGTAACCCCTTTAACATATCATTAAGAGTTTTATCCATTGATGCTTGATAGCCTTGGTATCCACCCATAAGTGCTTGACCTAATGCTTGACCAGTACCTATGGGTCTAGCCTGTGGACCAGACATTGATAGCAATCCAGCTAATGCTTGTAAACCAGCCATGTTTCCAGCTTCTGTTTTAGCATCTTCAATTTGTTGTTGGCTTAATAAGCCATATAAAGGGTCTAGTGCCATATTCTTATCCTAATAATGAATATACATTTGGAGTTGATACTCTTTGTTGTAAAAGAGACAATGTTGGAGAGTAATCTACTGCTCCATAAGGTTGAGTCTGTCTTTTTGGAAATCCTGTAGGTGTTTGTTGTTGCTGACCAAACAATGATTGTCCTAGCTTTAATGCTCTTTGTGCATCAGAAAGACTTAAACTTGTAGGAGCTGTTACACCTTGTATTCCTGCTGTTCCTGATGGTAGAGACTCTGCGCCACCTAAATATCCTAGACCACTTGTAGCATTTGAGCCTACTTGAGCATTTGCAGTAGCTTGAGCTAATTGTTCTGCTGTTAAGCCAGCAGTTCCAGTTTGCATAGCAGCAGTACCGCCCAATGAGCCTAGATTAGATAGCTCAGGAGCTTGAACACCAATATTAGAAACATTAGTGCTTAGTTGTCCTACTGTAGATGGTGTTGCTGTGCTACCTACTGCACCTGTGGTTGAATCTCCAAGAGCTTGAGTTCCCAGATAATCTGTTGTCTGTGGGCTAGATAAGATGCCTTCAGCAGACGGAACTGCTGTAGATGATGTAAATGCAGACTCACCATATTGAGCTAAATTAGTAGCAATTTGAGATGCGCTTAACCCTTGTGAAGCTAGACTAGCTGCATCAACAGCAGCCATAGCATCAACACCGCTTGCTGTTAGTGTGCTTGCAATTTGAGCTTCTGACAATCCTTGAGCAGCCAAACTAGCTGCATCTGAAGCAACAAAAGCAGCATCAGCAGCCACAGTTTCAGCCAATAATGTAGGAGCATAGTAAGCAGCAGCTACCATTGCAGCAGTTTTTATAGGGTCATCTAATGCGCCCTCTACTACATTGCCGATAGTGCCAAGTGGGTCATCTATTAAAGCTCCCCCTACTTTAGCAACATCTTCAACAATTGGAATACCACTCTTAGACATATTATTCCTTTATCTGCCACTTCCAATTATATTGTGGAAGCTCTGATTTCTCTACATTTAATCCAAGCAATTTAAAGACTTTATACATCTGTTTATTCTCTGTAAGTCCATATACAGTCTTTACATTGTGCTTAGATGCTTCATTTACAAAATACTTAATTGACTTCACTACTTTTATAGGGCTATCAATTGTAAAAAGGTGCATCCCTGCTGAGTTTTCTGTGAACTTATAACCGAATATCACAGTATTGTTTCTTCTCAGCAGGACTCCTTGATTTGTTTCTAAATAATGCTTAATGCTCCTGATAACATCTTCAGGATTTTCATTTGGAGAATCTTTCCTGATAATGTCAGAAATTAGCATTAGAACAATAAACCACCTAACGCTGCACCACCTAAACCACCAGCAATACCATAGCCACTTGGAGAAGTTAAGCTAAATGGTGTTTTATTTATGAATGAACCTAGAGCCTGACCACCTAAATAACCTAAACCAGCACCAGCAGCAGTATTGATTAGAGGATTGCTAGGCATAGAAGTTGTTTGTGTGCCATAAGAACCCATAGGAGAGCCATACACGCTTGATAAGTAGCCAGATAACTGTTGGTATGGTAATTGCTGACCAAACTGGTAACGAGCCATCTGTTCTTGTAATGGTTGAGCTGCGATAGCTTCTCTTGCTGCGCCAACTTGAGCCAATTGCTGAGAAGGCAAATATTGTTGTGAATAGATGCTAGGTGCAGCAGCAGCTAACTGAGCTTGACCTAATTGAGCCTGTTGTTGCAAGCCTCTTTCAGCCTGATACTGTTGTCCTGCAATGTTGCTAGTAATATCTCCTAAAGCACGACCATAAGACTCTGTAGCGCCTGTCAAAGCATTTTGCATTGCACCAGAACCATAACGACCAGCCTTTGAATAAAGACTAGCAATCTGTGGCAATACTTGACCAGAGAACTGTTGCTCTAATGGGCGAGTAGCCGCTTGCATCATTTGAGCTTGGTAAGGGTTACTACCTAGGAATGAACCAGAAGCAGTAGCGCCAATACCGCCTAGAGCCTGTTGGTAGGCTTGTTGAGCTTGTTGCAATACAGGACTTGCCTGAGTTGCTAAAGCCTCTTGCTGAGTTAAAGCCTGTTGAGTCTGAGCTGATGGGCTAACATAAGTCTGACCTTCAAAGAATTTAGGTTGCTCACCTGTCAGAAATAGGCTTTTTGCTCTTTCTAAGCCTGTCTGTAAATAAGGCAATAACGCTGGGTCAATGCTTGATGAGGTTACTGTTTCTGCCATGATTTTATCCTATGACTACATAATCAAAAGTTTTACCTGCAATTGAGTTAGCAGGATGTGAAATTACTGCGCTTCCATTAGTTACTGAACTAATATAAGGGTTTGTAAATATATTGCTTGTGTAACCATTGCTAGATAAGTAGCTCATGGTTGCTATTACTGATGGTGTTGCTGGTCTTGTAGGGCTTGTACCTGCTGCAAAATATTCTATAGATGTGCTTGTGCTACTTGGTCTCCATGCCAATTGAATATAATCATCTTTTTGCAAAGCAACAAAAAAGTTCATTGCACCTATGTCATGACTATTATCACCAGAGCTTTTTCTTTGAGACATACCAAATTTACTATTAGAAGCTGCTATATCAGTACCATTTTTTCTAAACCAAATATCCACAGTCTCATGGCTATTTGTAGCATTTACAAACTGAATTGAAAACTGAATATTGTATAAACCTGCATAACCAGCAGTTAGTTTTGTGTTATCTACTAGACTAGCTCCTAAAGCATAGTCAGTAGTATTAAAGGTGATAATATTCACCCCAGTTGTATTGGGAGCTACTTGGTTTGTAGTATCTTGCACCGCCAAATAAGGATAGTAAGCAGTAGAAGATATATCATCAGTAGGAACAATAATCACCACAGAATCTGCACCAATACGAGCATCTGTAATAGTCGTGCTTGTTGCACCCCCAGTAGCCAATGTGACAGAACCAGTATTATTGGTCTTGCCATTCATAATGCCATTGACTATTTCAGCGACAGCTCGCTGGTCTCCACCGAAAGGTGGTAAGACTCTAAACATTATCTGCCACCCATAGGAACAATTTCAACATCAGCACCGATAATAGAATCCCAGTTAGCTCCTGTTGGGCTAAACTGTAGTCTATGGTATCTTCCCATGCTTCTTACTGACACTCTATTCTCTGAATCTGCTGAAGTTGATGAGCCAAATATAACTTGGGTAGTAAGCAAATCTCTTGAAAATACTGCAACATCACATGAGCCATTATCTACTGTAGGCTGAACCAAAGTAATTGCAGACTTACGATTTTCTAGAGACAGTTCTCCTGTCTGAATTGTAGCAGTAGAATTAGCGCCTGTAAATGTCACAATTTTACTATTTCTTACCCCTGCAAACAACAACTTTCCACCTAACCAGATACGAGAGTCAAAGCTAGTTCCTAAAGCATCAATAGAGCTAGAAATAGCATCCAAACCCTCTAAAGTAGTAGATGGGCTAGAAGATGAAGCCACTCTGTCTACATCAGTAGTTCCGCTAGACCACTTTTTAGTTTGGAAGTTATAAATCAATAACTTATTAACATTGCCACCCTGACCTTTAGATGGGTAAGCCCAAATCACAAGGTTTTTAATAGGGTCTACAGCAGCAGACATATTGTGCAAATATTCCTCGTCTACATCTGTAAAGAAGTATCTGTCTATCTTTTCGCCACCAATTGATACGACATTTTGACCATCACAGGCATAGAATCCATCATCAGCCAAGAAGAATGTTAATCCTTGATACTGAATAATTGAGTTAGCCTCATAACAGCCTAGGTTTCTAGAGATATTGTCAAACTGGAATACTAGTGGGCTACCGACATAAGTCATGCGATAGATTGACCTGTCCATCAAGATTAAGCCAAATTCACCACCTGTTACACCAACAATAGAGCCACCATCAGGAATCTCTTGGTAATCTGATTGAGTTGTCGCTGAATCTGTCCAGCTTGTCTCATCATTCAATGCAGACCATTTAACTCTGAATGGGTAAGCTGTGCCAATATGCCCTGATACTACAAAGTCACGAACTACTGTGACATAACGAGCTGTAGGTGCATCAGCAGACAAATCAGCCCATGCAGTAGAAGTTCCTAGTAACCAACCTTGTAATTTGTTATATCCATTAGCAGCAATAATTCTGTTGCCAAACTGAGTAAATCTCCATCTTTGGTCTACAGGAGTAGCATAAGTAGCTCCTGATACATCATCTAAAGACATATCAGCAGAGTCTAATTTGTATAGGTTTGTCTGGCTTCCTGCAAATACTGTTGTAGAACCATCAGGGTTTTTACCAGCTACCACATTGTTTAATGGCTCTGAAGCAGATTGAGAATAGTCCACAGCAGACGGAATACCACCATAGCCGATAGCTCTAGAGTAGACATTATCTGCCTTCATTAAAGCACCAGTTACAGATGGTTGGTCTGGTAACCACTCACCAAAAGTTATGCGCTGATTTGCCATTGTTCATTTCCACTTGTTGAAGCAGTCCAGTTTTCTGAACCTGCTGTGATTTCTGTCCAAGATTCGCTACCTACTGAATTATCGTTCCAGTTAGGATTCTCAGGTGTTATTGGTGTCCAAGACTCTGAACCTATTGTGTCTAAGCTCCAATTGTCTCCTAGGATATTACCTAAGCACCGAATAGTAGCTGTGTTGCTAATTGAGCCTGATGAGCTAAATACTGCATTTGCTGTAACTGATACTGTCGAAATGCCTCTAATCTCTGCATTGCCTGAGTATTCAACACCACCCAATGCTGTAACTGTCGATAATCCATTGACTGCTCCACTTCCTGTTCTTACCCTAATTGAGTCAGCAGAAACTGTTGCTGAACCTGAAATAGCTCCTACTGCACTTAATACTCTTGCGCCATTGGCTGTTACAGTAGCAGAACCAGTAACAGAACCTGCTCCTGAGCAAATCCTGTATGCGCTTGCTAAAACGCTTGCTGTTGAGTTTACTGAGCCAGCACTAGTCCTTACCCTAAATGCACTACTTGATACTGTTGCAGAGCCTGTAATCGAGCCTGAGCCACCATATACTGCATAAGCATTGGCTTCTGTCTGAGCATTACCAGTAATTGAGCCACTAAAGAACATAATTCTTGTAGGGCTTGCAGATACATTAGCCTCAGAGCTAACTGAGCCAGTTACAAATCTTTCTCTTAACGCATTGGCTGAAACTGTTGCACTAGAAGAAACACTTGCAGGATTTACAAAATAAACAGTTACAGAGCCATTCCATAGCTCGCTATCTAAAGACAGGTTCAGGCTGTCGATAGAACCAATGGCATCAAGGGCTTCTAAAGTCCAAGTGCCAGATACTCGGTCATCATACCAGTCTAGGTCTAGAGAATATTCTAAATCATCTAGGCTTCCAAACTGGTCTAACTGCTCAAGAGTTAGTGGCATTATGCCAATGTAACACTCAAGTTACCAGAAGCAATCTTGAAGATGTCTCCTGTAGCAATTGCCTTAGAAGTATCTAAAGCAGTATGGAATAGCAAGTTACCTGAGCTAGAAGCATCATGAATACCAATGTGTGTAACAGTACCCCAGCTATCTGTAGCTTGTGGAAACTCTACCGCAGCGCTGTTAGTTGATACACCATTAGAAGGTGCGCCAAAAGTAACAGCAGTACGAGCATAAGAGCCACCTGAAACCTCTGTGCCTGAACCAGCATCAGTAGGGTCAGATGTAAAAAGACCTACATAAACTGTTGTAGGGCTTGTGTAGCTTGTATTACGGAGAACTGCATTGATAACTGCATTTTCCAAGTAGTTTGACATTTCAGCCATGATATTTCCTTATCTTGAAGTAACTTTCATTTGTAATGGGACACCGCTATATTCTGAGCCTTCATCTGCGCTAGAAATAGAGTTAATAGCTCTATCGTACAAACTTACCCATAACTGAACCCTAGCATCATTGATGAGATAAGGTTCTGCTTCTAATAATGCGCCATAAAGTAGAGCATCAGGGTAATTAGCCAAGAATACATTGCTTGTATTGCTATCTGACAATACAACAGGTTTTGCATAGTAAAGAATCTCTAGTGTCTTTGTGCCATCTGGAATAGGCGCAAATAAGAACTCTGAAGCCAATACTGTATAGTAAACAGGTAAGCCAGACTCATCTGCCCTAGCATCTCTTGTGAAGGCACTAGGAGCTAGATAAGTAACAGGCATCCTTGGGTTTCCTCGGATATATAAATCTCTTACTTCAAGAAAGTCTGTAGGTAATGCCACTTTAGCATCACCGCTAGTCATTGAAGATGTCGCTGACTTTAGCATCTGTCTTGTACGCAACTCTCTTGCTAGACGAGTTTCAGCCAATGTAATGAAGTCAGGAATCTGAGTAGTTAAATCTGTCCGACCTAGGTAATTAGCTACTGTGGTCTTTAAAGCCGAGTAGTTGGTAAAAGCCATGTCTAATCCATTTCTATGTTATGCCATCCATATTGATACGAACCAATATGCTTAATTTCTTGTGATAAATCGTGGTCTACATAAGTCTTAAAGCCAATATCTGAAGCCTTAATACAGAAGTAGATGTCCTCACCTAGAATCTTACCTTGTGGCAATTGCTCAAAGTAAAACCAAGGTTTCTCTAATTCTTTAAATACAGAAGCATCAATCAGCATGACTCCACAGCCTATGCCATCAACAATCTCAATGCCTGTCTTGCCTTTTGAGAATACTGGATGCCACACTACATGGTCATCAAATACCTCTAATGTCTTTGCTGTAGGCTTTACTGGCTCACTACGAGTAGTAGCATTAACACCTACAATCGCCTTATTATGATTTATCAGCTTCATTAGAGAGTTCTTAGGAAACCTCATATCTGCATCAATAAACAGAATATGTGTGCAGTTATCGTCTAACGCTGATTGAACCATATTGTTTCTTTGGTCAAATATCAAAGTTCCCATAGAAGTGTAAAGATTTATCTCTATCTTGCTATGCTTGTTTGTATAGTTCACCAAAGCTGCCAAATCAAAGGCAGTTCCTACTTCCATTGTTCCCCTTGCAGGGATACAGATTCCTACTTTATACATTGCCACCCCTTGTTCTCCAGACCTTATTATCTGGGTCATTTAAGAATCGTCTAAAGGCTTCCTTGTCTATGACTGCATAGCCACGCATTACACCTTTTTTGTTCAATTCATCAATGATGATGTCAGGGATAGTAGCGATATGATTTCGAGGGTCTAATACATCAGAACCCCAATTAGTCTTTTCGCTTCGTTCATTAAATTTTTGTTTGTTTATCTCAATGATTTGGCTTAAATCGACCTTAGTCTCAATAATAATACCGCCTTCACCATCTGCGTAAACATTCTGATTTTGTTTGAGTTTGCCTAATTTAGACAAGTTGCTCTCCTAGAAAATGGGGATGGATTTCTCCACCCCCAATTCTACCAACTATTCAAGAATAGTCAATTATGCTGCGTTCAAGTCGAATACACCACCATGAGCTGCTTCGTTCTTAACTTCAAGAGTCAATTCAGCCAAGATTTGTGTTTTCTCGCTGTCACCAGCTTTTGCCAAGTCGTTAGTTTGGAATGGGCGCAAGTAAGCCAAAGCTGCGTATTCTGGGTCTAACAACAAAGCATCACGAGTACGCATGAAGCGGTTTGGAACAATGCTGATTTGACCAAAGTCAGATTGGTAGATGTCAGCACCAGCCAAAATTGTAGCTTGACCGCTTACAGGAGCTTGGTAGCGTTGAGCAGCCAAACCTGTGAAGCCAGAAACAGTTTGCTTCAATGCTGGAGATACGAACAATACTGAAGGTGTACCACCAGCAGTAAACACTTCACGAACAACTTCTTTCAACATTGTTTCTGTGAAAGTACGAGTTGTATCAGCATCAACACGAGCTGAAACACCGATAGTTGTAGGGTCAGCACCAGCAGTAGTTGTACCAGCACCTACTGATGTGCAAGTCTTGATGAAAGACAATAGTGAAGACATCTTGCGAGCTGTTGAAGAACCATCACCAGCAACTTTAGCTTGGTTAGCTGTAATGATTGTTTCAATGTCACGCTTGATTTCAGCAGAGCCTTTAGCCAATTGATAAGCCTTTTCTGACTTACGACCAGCTTTGTCCACAGCATCCAATGTGCCAGAAACTTGAACAGTCTTACCAACGATTTGTGTCAAGTTGCCATAGCGAGTTGTTGGAGACAATGTAGCAGAAGTAGCGTCAGCACCTTCAACTAATGCGTTAGCTGTTGTAGCAGCAGCCAAGCTGTCAGTTTGCCACTCGTGGTTTACAGCAGTAGCTTTAGTCTTGCCAATAGATGACATGATTGGTGTATCTGTTGGGCTGATGTTGTAGATTACATCTGATAAATCTTCACGCTGACCAACTGCGTCATATTTTGTATATGTTGCCATTTTCTTTTCCTTTAAATGAATTTTTCAAATAGTTTTGCAGCATCCTGCTTCTTGCCTGATTGCTTCAGCTTCTGGAACTGCTTTTTAATTGCTTCTTGTTCTGATGTTCCCTGTGGTTGAGATGCACCAGCTTTTAAAGTCTTAGGAGCTTCTGTAACCTTCTTAGTTGCTACAGTCTTGCCCTTCATCAACTTCTCGTACTGCATGGCTTTGTAGAGGGTTTGAACTGCTCTTGCATCATATACATTAGCAAGTTCTTGGTCTGAGAAACCGATTGACTTCGCATAGGCTTTAATCTCTTTGCGAGCTATATCTGCTTTTACCTCATCCCTAAACTCAGGAATCCACTCCTTGAGCTTTGTAGCCTCTTGAGCCAAATGATTTTTTAGGTACTCTTGCTGTTCTGCTTGTTGCTGTTGAGCAATTCGCTGTTTCTCAGCTTGTACCGCTTGCAATTGTTTGTCTCTTTCTGCTCTCTCAGCGACCTTGATGGCATAGCCAATAGGGTCTGACTCTTTTAACTCGGCTAGATTCTCATTGTCAGGATTCTGATTGAGCATCTGTTCGATTACTTGGAGTCTTTGAGCATAAGTGTCTCGCAACTGCTTGGCTTCTTCGATTCTCGCTTTCTCTGCTTCCACAGCCTTACGAGTCTCAGCTAAAGCCTGAGTTTTCTTTGTGTAATCTTTTGTGCGACTGTAACCTTGTTGAAGTTCCTCTAAGGTGACCTCAATCTCCTCATTGTCTACTTTGACTTTGAATCGCTGTGGTTCTTGGGTTTCTTCTTCTTGGTATTCAGTTTCTTCTGCATTTTCATCTGTGTAGTCCTCTGAACTTTCCTCTGATTCTGCTGAATACTCAACTTCCTCAGATTCTTGCTCTTGCTGGTCTACCTCTGGTTGAGCTTGCGCTTCCTCAGTAGGTGAGTCCATCAAAGACAAAAATGCACTAGCCGCTTCGTTTACACTAACACTTCCGTTTGGATTGGTGTTTTCACTCATTGTTATTACCTTTTATGGTAGTTAAAAAATCTTCCATTTCTTATCTTGAATCTGCTTATCATCTGCGATAGCTTGGATACCAGATAAGAGTTCTTCAATAGCTCTGTATTTGATGAGAGATTTCTCTCTTAATTCAACATCATCTTCATTACTATTGAATATGTTGTTTTTATACAACAGTTTTTGGTTTTCCACAAGTTCCATGAAAAACTCGTCACTTAGTAATACTCTTGCTCTTTCCGATTTGTTCATAGGTTAGGAATGTTAGGAGTATTGGTTAATTGTGCGCCTACTTGCATAGCCTTCAACTGGGCTTCAGCTTGGAACTCAGCAGTCTTTAGCTCTAAGTCAGCCATTGCTTTCTCACGCTTCAACTGGATTTCTGCCTGTGCCTTCTGTTGTTGCAACATCAAGTCTGCTTCTGCTTTCTGTTGGTCTAGAGCCATCTGCTGTTGAGCTTTGGCTTGGTCAATCTGCATCTGAGCCTGTGCTTGAGCCATGTAAGCCTGAACTGCTGGGTCTACAGGCGCTTGCTGTGGCTGTGGATTTGCAATCTGTTGCTCTAACTCAGGTGGAATCTCTTTGAAGAACTCACTACTGTCTTTATATCCAGCAGCTTCAATGAAGCGACCTAGAGTCTCACGATACTGAGTCAATGTTACCAATGGGTTGTTAAAGCCTTGTGTACCCAAGATTTGCTCTTGCTTCTGTAGAACCATAGCTACCATAGCCATTTGTTCTTGCTTATTGCCTGTGCCAAGACCTACATTGATAGAGATGTCAAAGCCATTTACCCATTCTCTTGGGTCAATAGAAACATACTTACCTCTTAGGCGAATAATACGAGCCTTGTCTTGATACTTGCATAACAAGTGAAGAATCTTCTCAAATAGGTCTTTTACACCTGTTTCTGCGAACACACGAGCAATCATCTCAATCTTGCCAGCAGCAGCAGACTGCATAGCAGCTACAGCAGTAGCAGTAGTGTTTTGCAGAATGTTAGGGTCTAAGCCTTGTTGAGCATCATTGACACCAGTTCTCTTAGATTGAACTTGGTCTAGATACTGCAACATTGGGAAAGACTGTGATGCTGTTGGTGGAACTGATAATGGAACGATTGCATTAGGGTTCTTGATACGAACCACACCACCTGCTGTAACTGTCAGCATATCATCTAGGTTTACTTGACCTTCAACAACACCCATACGAGAGTTATTTGTAAGGTAAAGGTTGTCTAGAATCTGACGAGTTACTGTAGATTTAATCAATTGCAAGTCTGTTGCTCTGTCTGCCAAGCTATGACCAAAGAACTTGTGTGGCATAGGAATAGGGCAAATTGAAGCAAAAGGAACAAAGTCTACTTCTGTGTTGTCTAGGATGTTTTGACCTGCATAAACAATCTTACGCAACTCAGCAATGCCATCCTCATCCATATCTACTTTAAGGTAGCACTCCATGACTTCTACATCTTGCATAGCTTTGTCTAGGCTTGCTTGCTCATCTGGCATCTCGCCTCTGTCAAATCGAGCTACTCTTTCCTCAGAATATGTTAAGTCTGAGTAAGAAGGCAACTCATCAACTGTAGCCTTGTCAAAGCCCATAGCGACTAATTCGCTACGAGTTGTTAGTTTTCTGTGAGCTACGAATGGAGCATCAGCAATAGTGCGAGCTTTCTTAGAGATTAAGAACTCCTCTGGTGGGACATTCTCAACAATAACTTTGCCATTCTTTTTAGTGCGCTTTAGCTTGATACTGTATGAATATACAGGTGGAGTTGGCATACCCATCTGGTCTACACCAGCAGGAGCTACTTCTTCCATATCCTGACTAACTACTTCTACCTCTGGGTCAGCCAAAAGCATTGTTAGTTCTTCTTCGTTCAAGCCTTCATACTGCTCTTTTGTTACATCTGTCTGCTCATCCCAGTAGACTTTAACGATACCATTCTTCTGCAACAAAGCATCTTTGAACCAGTTATGGAACAGGATGACACCTTGGTTATCGTGGTTTAGAACCCAGTTCACATACTCAGTAGCTTGTTTAGCCTTTTCCTCGTCACCAGCACCTTTAGGCTCAAAGCGAACCATCTCGTCTGACTGAGTAAAAACCCTTAGTAATTGTGGCAATGCACCATCAACTACTTCTGCTACTTCACCAGTAACGATAGAGCTACGACCTTCTACTTCGTTTCCGTATGGCTCACGATTGTAGTATTGCAAAGCCTTTCTACGAGCATCAGTCGTTTCTGTCTCGATAAAGCCAAGAGCATTATCAATCTCAACTTCTAGTATTCCTTTAAGGGTATTGTTGTCCATCAGACTATCCATTTCGTGTTAATCTTAATTGATTTGTTCCAATCGTTAGGCTTTTCATCTAGCCCTACTGCAACATATCTCCAAGCATCAGCAGCATGAGAATGTTGGTCATGCAAAGGTTTATCGCTAAACATCTTAGTGTCAGGGTCTACAGCATATCTGTAATGTCTTAATGCTTGCAAGCCTTCTGCACATCTGTTTTGGTCAAAGTAACAGCGATTCATCAACATTCTAGCTGCGTTAATACCATCAGCAATGGACAGTTTAGGAGTAATCCTAACTGGTAATCCCATGCCTTCAATAATCTCTTTAGTGCTACGACCTGTCATATTCTTGTGTTCTGCATCATGCGGAAGCCAATGGTCTCTGTATGTATAACCCTTATTCTGAAGGAGTTGAACATAATGGTCAATCGGTTTCTGACAGTCTTGGTAAAAGTCAATTACTCTAACCTCTCCACCTGAGATTGTCTGAACAAACCAAATAGATGTCATATCAGCCCATCCTAAGTCCCAGAAGGTGCTTACAGGGATAGACTTGTCTACAAATATATCTTTAATTCTGCTATCTTCTTGAGCCTTCCTTAGCTCATTAGCATATACAGCGCCATCTAGAACTTGTCTTGTATTGCCTTCCCAAACATTCAGGTAAGCATCCATATCCCTAGACTTTAAATCTTCCATCTCGTCTCTTAGGACTTTAGGAAACCAAGGATTGTCAGACCAGTTTACTTTGACTACTTTTGCATTGCTTGGTGGCACTACTACAAACCGCTTGTAAGTCTCATCTGTATCAAGCTCAGGGTTGAATGTAATCCATATCTCTGAACCTTCTTTACGGATAGTAGGAATCAATACATCCCAGCTAGACTTAGAAGTAGTCTGTGCTTCTTCTACCCAGCAAATGTCTACACCTTCAAAAGACTTAATCTTTGTGACATTGTGCTTTAAACCTGCAAACAAGAACTCTGTACCATTCTTGCCATAAATTGCTGTGTTCTGAACCTCATAGAATGACTCTAGGTTGAGCTTTCTAATCTGGTCTGCTAACAAGGCATGAACCGAGTCGCTAATAGAGTTCTGAAACTCTCGAGCGCATAGTATTCTTAATGGGTTTTGTGCGCCTAAAGCTAATAAAGCTATGGCAGCTCCCCATGACTTTCCTGAGCCTCGACCACCATAAGCCACTTTATATCTGTGTGGCTCAAACAAGAAGCTCATCTTCTCTGGTAACTCTAGATTGAGTTCACTCATTCAGGCTTCTTTAAGTTGATATTGATAGAAGTTACTGTCTCTATTGCTCCACCATCCAAGCCAGACATCTCTGTAACTTGAATAGCTTTACCATCTACTCTATCCATGATTTCTTTAACAGCCCAAGGTTCTCCATCCTCTGCTGCTTCTACTAGCTTCTTAGCAATCTTTCTTAGTCTAAGAGCATCTTCTTGAACTAGCTCTTTCCTTAATTGGTCAAAGAACAGTCTGCCTTTCTTAGCATTGTCATTGCCTTTAGGCGCACCTACAGATTTTGTTTCAATAGGCAAGTTGTTGTTTTCGCTACTGTTTTCCATTCCAATCCATTAGGGTGTTGGTTGATGATGTTGCAATAATACAACAGTATTACTTTCCTAGCAAACCTCTTACAATTACTTCATTTAATGGAACATCTAATCCATATTGACCTTGATTGTATGGGAAATACTCTAACCTTTGTTCTGGAGTTAAATCCCTTCTGCTTTGAGTTAGCCTAGCTTCAGCTTCTCCAAACAATCTTTTGTAAACATCATCTGGTGACATAGCAGAGCTTCTTCTGTCTAAGCCATAAAAGTTAGCTATTTCTTCTAACTGTGAACTTGGGTTGTCTGTGTAGTCTTTTACTAAATCCATTGTCTTTTTATCAATTGGAGTTTGGTCTAGCTTTTCAAACAACTCTTTAACTGTTTTAGCTCTTTCATCAAAAGGTATTGAGCTTGGCATTGCATCAATCTCACTTCTCATTAACAATGCTTTTTTTGCTAATTCTGCTTCAGCCTGTTGAGTATAATTCTTAGGAGAACCACCTAAAGCCCATCCCTCATTTAATTGAATACCATGCTGACCTTCATGCAAAAATAAACCTCTAAGGTTATCTTTGTTTGAAACATCACCATACTTAATACCATAAGGGCTTAACTCTCCCTCTAAACCAATGCTTTTATCTTGCATAGTGTTTAGTTTTGCAATATCTGGGTATGCTTCATATAACTGTTTATGAGTCAAAACATCAGATAGTGGAGCTTCTCTTTTTGTCAAAGTATTAAATTCTTGTTGCAAATCATCTCTAAATTTTTGAAACTCTTTAAATTCTTTATTAGACATTTTGCCTACATCCGCACCTCTACTGCCATATTTAGCAATTTCAGCTTTTCTTGAGAAGTTTTCCCAAGAATCTTGTAGTGGCAATTTATTTATTTCTGAGCCAGCATCACTAATCTCTTGTCTCCAATTACCATCAGGAGCTTTTACTGTTCCAGTTTCTTTCCATATTTCTTGTGGAGACTTACCTGCTTTTTCCATTTTGGCAGCTTTAAATGCCATATCTGGATTCCAAGACTTTGCTCCTTGACCAATGAAAATCTGAGATGGATTGTAAGCGCTTGCATAGTCAATAACATTCATTGCAGTAGCACTAGGATTCTTAGTGATAGTCTGCACTAACTTGTCACTTAGTTTTGTTGCTCCAGCACCAGCAAAAGGCAAAGCCATAGAAGCATAACCAAATGGCTCACCTTGACTATAACCTTCCATATAAGCCCTATTTGCAGGGTCTAATACAGTTAAATTTTCTCTTTGTGGAAGTTGAGCAACAGCTTCAGCAAAACCTTTTTCTTTTGGCATTGCTGTCTTACCAGATACAGCATCAAGAACTGCTGTAGGATTTACCATAAATCTAGATGCACTTGTAGGAACATCCAATAAGCCCTGTAATCTTTCACCTAATAGGTTTAAGACTTGAGCCTTTCGGATTTCGTCTAATAGTGCCATCTTATTTCCTAATGTAATGTTTGTATTTCGCCAACAAACTGTATTCTGTCAGCATCTAGTCTATCTGAAAGATTTAATAGTTCTGCATATAAATCTTTTAAAAAATAAAACTTTTCGTCAAAACCATCCCATTTTTTAGGAAGGTTCTTGATTTCTACTATTACCAATTAACCTTGTCAGCCCAGTATGCTGCACTCATCTTGCCTTTAGATATATTGCTTGCATGACGAGCTTTAAATGACTTTCTACGAGCTTTATCAGCATCTGACTCACCTTTCTTAGCTGGTGAGCCTGATACTCCTTGCTGACCAAAGCGAATTGTCTTTACTTGGTCTCCTTCTTTAGCCACGACTACATGGCTTTTAGTAGGATGGCTTGGTGTCTTTTTTGGCTTGTTATATCCCTCTACACCAATGCGTTCAAAGAGCTTTGCTGCGTCTCTGATTTTCATTTCTTATACTTAGCTCTTTTAGCTGCTTCAGAAATAGCGATAGCAATAGCCTGTTTAGGATTTTTAACAACTGCTCCACCTTTGCCAGAATGTAGTGTGCCTTCCTTGAACTCGCCCATTACTTTGCCGATTTTCTTTTGTGTCTTATTCATCTTCATATTCTTTTTCTTCCCATTGGTCACAAACTCTTAAATCATGGCAAATAAAGGTGTATTTATGACAGTAACCTCTTTCACCGCCTTTTTTATCGAACTCTGTAACTGGCACTACTTTCATAGCTTGTTTAGCTGCTAAAGTATTGTCAAAGTATTCACAATTGCCACATCTGCGTTCTTTAGCATCTTCCTCTGGAATACCCCAGAAGTCTGCAATTTCTACCCAGAAACCAGCAGGATTAGCAGGGTCTTTAGCGCCAAGGTGACGATTTTCCATCAAAGCCTTAGTAATTGCATCATTTGACTTCTTGTCAATAGGATACTCGCTAGTATCTTCCATTTGTTCGTCTAGCAATCCCATTCCTTCAGGCATCTCTTTCTCCATGCCATCTTCTTTTGGTGCTAGTAATCCGACTGTTATCTTCATGGTTTGCCTAAAAAAAATGCCCTATTGCTAGGGCTAAAATCACTCTCTGTGGGGATTGAGCAATCTCAAGACGAGATTACCCAAGGCAATCTTACTACATTTTTAGAAATGCAACAACTATTTTTTTGGTGCTTCTAGACAGAATCGAACTGCCAATCCATGATTACAAGTCAAGTGTTATACCATTTAACTATAGAAGCTATTCTATCTTTTCTTTACAGTCCATACATAACCAACGCTGATTTAGCCCATTATTGAACTTTTGCATAAATCCTGTGTGCTTTGGCTTCTTTGTTCTGCAATTATCACAAAGCCTTGTCTCTTGATATTTTCCGATTGACTTCTTTGTTAATTCTGGCTCTTGCTTCTTGTAAGTCATTCTCTAGCTTCTTTACATTTATTCTTAGATGGTTAGCAATATTGTAATTGCTTTGATATGGGAATGATACATAGTATGCCTTTAAAGCTCTCCTATGATGCTCTGGTAGCTCTTTCATGCAAGATTCGTATAACTCGCCTAGTTTCCAATCTATGCTTGGCATACCTTTGTCATCTTCTTCATCCATGACATTGCCTAAGTCTGGCACATGGTTCTTTTCAAAAGACCGACAAGTAGTAGGTGGAGTTGGAGCTGGGTCATCTAGCCAATAGGTTAGATAGTAAGACCAGTTCCATAGAGCTTCATCATTTGTCATAATAGGTTGAGAGTATATTCTAAAAGTTCTTCTTCGGTAACCCCATATTCTCTTTCAAAAGCCT